ATAGAGAGTTCAAAGAACGCAAGGCTAAGATACGTGAAAAGCTAGTCGTTCTGGAAAACTGGTTTACTGCGAAGGCACAAGAAGATGGGCTGTCCTCAGTCAAGACTTCGTGCGGTACCGCCTACTGGTCAACCCACCATTCAGCGACGGTCGCGTCGCGCGAAGACTTTTTTAGCTTTTGTAAGGAGGAAGACGCGTGGGACTTGCTCGAAGCACGTGCGTCCAAGACTGCTGTCAAAAGCTACATCGAGGCGGCAGGTGAACCACCACCCGGCGTCAACTACAGCGCAGTAAATGTGTTTAATTTCCGCAAAGCAAACTGAGGTAATAACTATGAGTACTACAACAAACGTACCGGCGCATATCGCTGCGAGAATCGCAGAGCGCCAAAAGTCTGGCAAAAAATCGGCACTGGCTTCAGCCATCGTGTCGGATAGTGGGCCAAGCATCCCGCGCATCAGCATGCGCGCAGGTCGGTTCCGCCTTGTCGAAGCTGGTGTAGAGACAACTATTGGCACGTCACTTGACGTGGTTATCGTGGGCGTTAACCCCAAGGTTAGTAAGGTCTTTTACGCGTCGAACTATGATGGCGGCAACGACAACAACCGTCCGGCGTGTTTCTCAAACAACGGCATCAGCCCCGACGACATGGTAGAAAGTCCCGTCTCTGACAGCTGTGCCAACTGCCCGCATAACGTGCTGGGTTCCAAGATCACACCATCAGGTGCTAAATCCAAGTTATGTGCGGACCAGCGGCACCTTGCAGTCGTTCCAGCGGCGGACCCACAGAAGGTTTACTCATTGACTGTACCGGTGAGTGGTATGCGTGGCTTGCGTGAGTACTTCACTGAGCTTGCCAACTACAACATAAACCCTGAAGAGGCCATCACAGAGCTTGGCTTCGATGAAAACGCGAGTTATCCTAAGTTGGTATTTAGCCACAAAGGCTATGTCCCCGAGAAAGCAATCGACGTTGTTGAGAACTGGCTTGAGTCTGATCACACCAAGGTAGCAACGAGAGAAAAACCAATGTCCGCAGCTGCGGGTTTGCCACCAGCGCAAACAGCGGCGAAGATCGAAGCGCCTAAACCTACGGCGGCCGATGACGAGGCAGATGCTTACGAGGAGGAGGCACCAGTCGTTGCGAAGAATACCAAAGAGAAGCCGACGGTAACGCCGGTCAAAGCTTCTGACGAGCTGGCTAGTAAGTTAGATAGCTTATTTGATGAGTAGCACTGAGTAGGCCCTTCGGGGCCTATTTCAACTGGGGAGATCGTAAGTGGACACAAAAGAATTTCTAACTAAGGTATGCCCACATAAAGATAAGATCGTAGTAACACAGTACAACCACATAAAAAACAAGTTCTGGAACCGTGAGGTCTATTCGATCGACGAGTTAGACAGAGCCGAAGCAGACATACTTCGCTGGGACCAACAGCAAGACGTTACGATCTATTACAGCATTGGGGCATTTGCAGACAACATTGAAATAGGCGCAGACGGGCGCTCAAGAATTCGTCGGACACAGAACTTAGCAACTCACTTTAAAACACTGTGCTTCGATTTAGATTGCGGACAGGACAAGCCGTACAAAACGAAAGAAGAGGGACTGATTAAGCTGGTCGAGGTCGTCAAAGAATTGGCGTTACCTAAACCCATGATTGTTTCTTCTGGTAACGGTGCGCACGTCTATTGGCCACTTTCGGTAACAATAGATAAAGAAATGTGGGTTTCAGTATCTACTGCATTATGCGATGCGCTGTTCGACAAGGGTCTTGAGATCGACGCGAGCAAGATCAAAGACCCATCCATGGTGCTTCGCCCTGTGGGTAGCTTCCACAAGAAGGCAGAGTGGAAACCTGTTGAGGTTATCCTCGAAGGCGGCGGCGATACTGACATCGCTGTACTGGCAGGTTTGCTCAAGGATTACATGGGCAAGGCGAAAGCTAGCAAGAAGAAGCCTCGCAGTGTGATGCTCGACGCGGTGCTAGATGAAAACAACGATCTGGACCTCGACTCGATAGCTGAGAAGTGTCAACAAATTAACGCTTTGTTAGAGAGTGGCGGTGTTACAGACGCGGCAGGTAACCCAGTAGACGAGCCTATGTGGCGGGCGTCGTTGGGCATTGCGAAGTTCACACCAGACCAAGAAGTATCAGTAGTTCTGCTGGCTGGCGGCCACCCAGAGTTTGACTTCGACGCGAACATGGAGAAGCTGTCAGGCTGGCGTGGTACAGGTCCCACGACGTGTGCGACGTTTGAACAGTTGTGCCCGAAGGGTTGCGAAACGTGTCCCTATCGTGGCGGCATGACATCTCCAGCACAACTCAGTGGTATATCGTCAGAGATCGTCGAGGAAGTAGTCGACGAGGTGACGCAGGAAGTTGTGACAAAGACCTTCCAACTGCCAGAGGGATACGCAGTAAAAGATGACTGCATTCTCAGGGAGAAGAAGGTAGAGACAGAGCATGGGATTGCAACTGAGTGGGAGCGTGTCAGCACTTATCAGATGTACATCAAGAGCATCTTCTTTGACCCTGTTGAGCTAGAGACATCTATAAAGGTGGCAATCAAGTATCCAATACGTGGGTGGGAGGAGCACGACTTCCCCGTTGAGGTGCTATCTAGTCTTGGCAAAGAGTTTTCCGCTTTCCTACTTAACACGCAGGTGTTCGGCTTCAAGACGGCACCACAGCAAGAGAAGTTACGAGGGTACTTAATGGATTATCTGGAGATGGTTCAGCAGCGTGTCGCTACTGGCTATGACTATTCGACGTTTGGCTGGCAGAAAGACGGCTCGTTTATCTGCGGTGACCAAATCATCAATGCACCACACAACACGACAGACCGCCGCATCACAGGCAACGCGCGCGACTTCCTAGACCGCATACGACAGAACGGTACGCGCGAAGGCTTTGTTGAAGCGATGCAGATGCTCAACAACCCCGGTACAGATGTCATTCGCATGTGTGTCTTGATTGCTACGTCTGGTGTGATTGCCAAAGAGGTAGGCAATGGTTCGAGCATTGTGTCTATCTATTCAACACTGACCACGACAGGTAAGACACTGGCTCTGCTGGCTGTGAACAGCCTATATGGGCACCCGAAAGAATTGATACAGGGGCGCAACGATACTGCGAACTTCTTGTACTCGATGCGTGGGACGCTCAACAACTTGCCTTTGACTATCGACGAGCTAACCATGGCCGACGAGTACACAGTGGCGAGCATGGCGTACTCATTCAGTGAGGGCAAAGAGAAGTCGACGCTGACTTCAGATCGCCGTATGCGCAAACCCGCGACGTGGGATGGGCCTACCTTCATGACAACGAACACGTCACTGATGGATAAGTTCTCCGACGTACAGCAAGAGTCAGAGCCGCTACGTGTCAGGACCTTCGAGGTGAAGCAGGACGACAGGGTATTCGTATCGCTAGAGAATGAGGACGGTACGTCGCTGGCTAGGTTGTTTGGCGACAAGCTGTTCGAGAACTACGGCTGGGCTTTCCCTGAACTTGCGAGCGCAGTGTGCGACTTAGGCGGCGCTGAGAAGCTGGCGGTGTCAGGGCGCAAAGACTTTGCAAAGACATTCGGCTTTAAGTTTCTGCCACAGGAGCGTTTCTACGAAGCGATGATTATCTCAGCATGGACCATGGGTAAAATCGGTGCGGCGCTTGGCCTGTTCCCGTTCGACATAAAGGGCACCATACAGACAATGATCGAGTGTGTGGAAGGTCTGCGCGACGATACTGAGAAAGCCAAGGTCGATGCACTAGATGTAGTGGGCCAGTTCATGCAGCAATACAACGATCAGATCATCTCAGTGACTAGGCAGTATGGCAAAGATGGTAAGCCACAGGTACAGCACCCTGTGCCAGCGAAGGCGTGTATGCGCGCAGAATTTGTGTATGACAACAGCAACCCTATCATGCCGGGCAGTACGCTAGCGATTAACCGTGCGGCGTTTAAGAAGTATCTCAAGGACACCAATGACGCAGAAGATCGGGTACTGCGAGAACTTCGTGAGATGGGTGCACTGAGTAAGACTAACCACAGAGTGACGCTTTATAAGAACTGTGCTGGCGTTAGTAACCCCGGACAAGCCTATTGTATAATCGTTAACTTGAACCACCCTCGGTTCATCAACGCGGTGTCAGGCACTAAGCTCAAGAAGCAGAGTGACCTCACAGTAGTTATGTTGCAGGGTATACAGGACGACTCTAATGGCTAGAGACTACAAGAGCGAGTACAAGAAGTATCACTCGAAAGATGAGCAAAAGAAAAAGCGCGCTGCACGTAACTCAGCGCGCCGTACCATGGAGAAAGAAGGCAAGGTTCGCAAGGGCGATGGCAAAGACGTTAACCACAAGAAGCCGTTGGCTAAAGGTGGTAGCAACAAGCGCAGTAACTTGAACGTCAAGCCAAAGTCAGCGAACCGCTCATTCGCCCGCACCAGAAGTGCGAGGATGAAGTAAAGCGTAGAGCCACACGGGCCTACCGTTTTTTAGTTCACTTCTTTTTGCGGTTAGTCGCTGCTCGCTGGCCGCGCTTTGGCATGCTTCGCTTCATGCACTTACCGGCTTTCTTACACTTTGCAGGGTGGGGACATCCTTTACATGGGGTCATCACTTGCTCCTTCTG